AGCTTCGTCCGGTATTTCCATATTTATAGCCTCCTCCATAGAGATAGAATGTCCCAAATACTCTTCTAAAAGCATTTTTCTAGTTTGATTGGCCTGTTCGGTAATACTCCGAATCTTTTCTTCTACATTTTCTTCCATGTCATTACAATTTTAAAAGTTTACACTCGCATATATCATTCTCTTTGGTCGTTATCTCTATGATAGCCAGATAACAACCATATTGGGCCAAATAAACCGGTATATCCATCTCTAAGTCCCGTAACTCGATACTGTTAAGACGGATATACTCGGTCACTACCTTTGCATTATTGATTAGTCCTTTGTACGTCTGATAGTTATTTGCAATTAAGGTAGTCCATTCTAGCCCCTTGAATATTCCCTTCGTACCATCAAGCAATAATATCCGGGGATTTGTTTTGTTATACTCCAACTCTCCTTCCTCGTTATAAGAATAAAGAGGAATATAAGCAACGCCTCCTATTGTACTGCAGGCGGAGAAAGGCAAAGTAATGGCATCACGTTCGTACTCAATCGTAGCATCATCAACCTGGATATTTCCGTCATAGTTTCCCATGACATTATCATCTTCTTTATACCGGAACCAGTTGTTTTGAGCAATGTTATCAAGGGTGTACTGTAAGTTTCTTGGCGTCACGCTCTTATAAGCCATAATCACACGATCCGTCCAGTCTACAGCTTTAGATTTGTTTGCAGACAGATTATCGAAGGGAATAAACTTGATCCCGTTTTCGCCATCCGGTAAGGCAAACAAACCGACCATTGAGGCAACGGCTTTGATGAAGTCTATTTGCTTGATGTCCGGAAGATTGGGAACTAGGGGAAATTTCTCACCTAGTAAAACATCCTCTTCTCTTTCTGTTATCGTTACTGATAAACTCCCTGATACACTATTTATCGGTTGTTTTCCGTTTCCACTTGATATTATAAAATATCCATCTTTATAAACTGTAGCAGAAGTATCAAAGCTATAAACTAGCCGAATATATGGCGGTTCTATATATGCAGCCGGTTTATATATGTTTATTATTTCCTCCTGCTTGGTCGGTGTGCTATAAACTGTAATTTGAAAAGGGGTATTTAAATAATCAATTCCCTGTGAATAAGTGTATGAAACTTCTATTGTTCCTTTTAGTTTCAATGTTGAATCAAACCTCGGGTAAATATCCCGGCTCCCGTTAGTGCTAACATACTGTTGAGTACTATCTCCTACAGCTTCAAATTTGATTATTGATGAATCATACCCTGTTACTCTTAAAGTCATTGGGTAGGCATCATATATCTCTTGTGAATCATTCCTTGTCAAAAGAGGAATAATCATTTTGTTTATAACAGTAAGCTTGTCAGACGGAAAATTAAATGTCACTCCGCTTTGTTCCTGAATCTTGTCTAAAATCCATTTCACAGTAACTACAGGATGATACCACACGTTCGGATCATCGGAGTTAAACCCGTAGTCAATAAGTGGAAATTGTGCTGAATTGCTTCCTTTATTACTCCATATTACCCAATCCACGCCTTCCACTGTCCCGTGCGTAATATCCGTTAGCTTCTTGCCATCGTTTACCACGCCAGCAAAGTTTGTTACATTTCCCCATGTAAGAGCAACTTCTATTGTCTCGCCAGTTTCTAGTAGTACTACATTGGCATTTTTAATCATCTCAATGCCATTCCGTAATAACGTACCTTTATGCTTTAGGTACGGATAACGGCTTATTGAACTGGGAAGATGTGCACACTCAATCAAAGCCAGATTCTTTGCCGTTTTAGGCAACCTGATCGTATAACTCCTATTACTTATAATTTTACTAATATCGGTTAGCAGGTTACTCTTATAGCTCAAAGTAATATCCGTCTTGTTAAGATCGGCTTTTGTGTTATTGATATATAATTCATCTCTTGTCATAGCATATTTTTTATTTATATCGGGTAGACCATCCGAAGCAGACCTACCCGGTATCGGTTATACAATCTTTGCCAGTGCGGAAATGAGTTTTTCCAGTTCTTCCCCTTCAATGGAAAAGCCGGGTTCCTCTCCGCTATCTTCCCTTACTTGTCTAGCCTCATCGCTTTCATCAATGGTGATAACTGCGAGGTTGGCCGGTGTTTCGTCCGGGTTTATTCCTTTGTATACCGTGATTTTGTCCACGAAAGATTCGGTTTTAAGGTCTATTCCAGATTTTGGCAGTTCTTCACTACCTAATTTTAGCAACTGAATCCCTAGTTTACGGGCTTCTTCCGCATTTAGGTGTACGGTGTTCTCTTCTGTTATGGATTCCCCGTTTACTGTTTTAGTGATAAGGACTTCGTTGTTGTCACCTCTTCTCACATAAAGATGTTTTTCACTATCTTTTCTTACTCCGAAAAATGTTTCTTGTTTCATGACCTAAAAAATTAAATTGGTTAATAAAATATTTGTTCTCTAATTCTTTTGCAACGATTAAACAAACACCTATCCGGTAATACTTTTCCTCGCTTGATGGACGTTTACTTAAATGGTTCTTTTTAAAATTAGCCTACGAAGGTTTTATAAACCCATTATCTAAATAATATCTCGCTTGCTCATATTTGGGGAATGTCAAAGCCCAATAACCAAAGGCATTGTTACCGGGATAGCTAACACAGTTAAACCGTTTATTTATCTTGCGTTTGAACACTTCATAAACGATTGCTCCTCCTGGGAATATACGCTTGTATAAGTAAACTTCAGTTTGGGGATTATATCCGATTTGGATAAATCGCTCTTTGTTCTTAATGAACTCTTTTTCTAATTCTTTAATTGCTTCCATAACTTTTAAATGTTGCTCTCGCTCATTTTAAGGTGAACGAAAATGATAATCTATTCTTTTTGGTACTCTTGCTCATCTGACAGGTGAAAGTGATTTTCGCTCGCTTTATTTTGGCTGAATATATTTTTTTGCTCGTTTATCTCTTCCAGACCAAACTCTACTCTCGGATTCCGTCGGTCTATCCGTTTCTCGGCATGAATCTCAAAACATAGGCTGTCATTTGTAATAGCCTCCACCATTTGCAAGCAATCAAGGATCGTTTTTAAGGCATTGTCCAGGTCGAAGCGAATATTTCCATGCCATACACGAATAAATAGCTTGAAACGACCGGAAATGCGCTTTCCTCGATACTTCTTGCATTGTAGGCAGAAGGATTTCTCATATTCCCTGATCCGGTCATTTTTGATGATCCGTTTCTGACCGTCTTTGCCCGGCACGGCTTGATAGTTGTTTGCTTTCGCTATCACTTGTCCGTAGATTATTTCTATTTCCATAGCTAGAAGGGATTGTTTTCCGTATAACCTTTCGTATCGTAGTCAAATATCTTAGTTAGGGAACCGTTATGCTTGAATTTGACTGTTCCGACAGAACCGTTTCGATGTTTGGCTATAATCAATTCACCATAGTTGTGAATCTCACGTCCGGATGAATCATTGATACTAATCCCGTAATATTCCGGACGATGAACAAAAATCACTATGTCTGCATCTTGCTCAATGGCTCCTGATTCCCGAAGATCGGCAAGAATCGGTTTCTTGTCTGGTCTCTTGTCTACTTCCCGGTTGAGTTGAGACAGAAGGATAACAGGTACATTCAATTCTTTAGCGATAATCTTTGCCTCCCGGGACATTCGGGCTATTTCCTGCTCTCTGTTTCTAGTTCCATTCGAACTTTCGGTTATCAGCTGGAGATAATCAATTATCACCATCCCGCATTTATTTTGCCGGTGGAACATGCGACACATTGCCCGGATATAACTCATACTTATAGCCGCATTATCGTTTATTGTTATCGGTAAAGTGTATAAAGTTCCCCCTACTGCCTTATCTATTTGCTGTAGCTCATCTTGGCTTATATTGCCGGACCTTAATTTGCTGGGGTGTACATTGGATTCCGAAGCTATGAAACGCTCATACAGGCTTATAGAATCCATTTCTAAAGAGAAAATGACTACCGGAATGCCTTGCTTAGCTGCCGACTTTCCAAAATGTAAAGATACGGCAGTTTTCCCCATGGCCGGACGTGCTGACAATACAATCAATTCGCCACCATGCAAACCGGAAGTCATATCGTCAAGGTCCTGTAACCCGGTTGTTATTCCTGTCTGCTGCCCGCTGCTATACAGTCCCATTTTCCGATCTATGTTTTTTAATGCGGATTGTGCAATGTCTTTGAATGATTGGGCTTCACTTTTCCCAATCAAATTCTGTTGCATCTGTTCCAGTGCTTTTCCCGCATTGAAAAGGACGTCTCCGATGTCTTCCGTATCATCATAGGCTTGTTGTTGGAGTATATGGGATAATTCAATAGCTTTCCGTTGTAGATATTTCTGTTTAATCATGAGAGCATGTTCTACAGCATGGAATGAGTCGTAGCCGTGATTCAAAGTTTCAGCGATGAAGTGGGGCGGAACTTCTTCTATCTTTCCCATCGAACGTATCTCATTCGTTACTGACACTATATCACATGGTTTATTGCTTGCATAAAGAGACCGTATAGCTTCATACAATATTGCATTCCGGATATCAAAAAACATGTCTGTACTTAAATCGGAAGATATAGCATCAAATACTTTATCGCCTCCAAAGCTAAGGAGAGAACCGTTAACGGCTTGTTCCGCTTCTGGTGCGTTCGGCATTCCTTTAACTTGGGATAATGTAGACTTGTTTGTTTTCATCCTGTACCTCCTTTCTTCCGTGATTTTGCCACCAATAAGTAAACCTTCTCTTTGCATCCGATATATTCGATATACTCCGTTCTTCTCCGATTGAAACGATATAAGCTATGAACTTATCTAACTGGTCGGGAAGCATAGAAATAAAAGACACGCCTAAAGTAGACTGTATACAAACAGATTCTTTCCATGTTTCGTCAGATAGTAGTTGCTCTTTGATTGATTGAAGGTCGAGAACTTTATTCGCTCCCTCTCTCACACTCTCTCCATTAAGAGAGAGAGTATCACTAACACTTACACTATCACTTACACTTACAGTTGACGTTCGTTTACGGTCGCATACGTTCGTTGACGTTCGTTTACGGTCGTTCGCTTGATGTTTTCTGCTTTCTGCACTTTTGATAGCGGCTTCTTTCCGTTGTTTGATAGCAGCATCATATTTGCCTATATTACGGTCAATAGCCGGTTTAAAGATGGAGAACATTGCATTGACTACAGTATTGTCTGTTTGCGGCATTTCTTCTGTTCTAACATAGTCGAATATTGCTTTAATGAGTTCGCCCGCAATGTCGTTGGGCTGTCCGTCGAACGCATCTTCCCATTCTGTATAAAGTACAAATGATTTTCTACTCATTGATACCTCCTTCCCAGTCAATAGACATTTGCCGTGTGTCCGGCTCTAACCAGTATAGTTTTCTTCTATCGTCCAGGCGAACGTCTTTAATGTCCCAGCCTTCATCATTACGGAGGGTGGAGATTACACGTCTGGCATCATTCGAATTTGTTTCAGCGTTGATTTCTTTTGCCGTTACTTTCCGGCCAGATAA